CTACTGCTGCTATCGCTACTGTGGCTGCGACTACTCCTATTATTTTAAATTTAGTAAAACCTATAGTAAAGAATTTAATAAAGAAACTTACTTCTCGGAAGTCAAAGAATGAGAGTGAGGAATCACCTGACCGGGAGGAACAGTAACTGTAATGCCCTCACATATAGATGCATACTTGCCTGTAAATTGTACTCCCAACTTAGCTTGTTCACCACATACCTTTAACCTAAACAAGGCCAATTCTAATTTTCCTTTTTCATATAATAATTTTTGATTTTTAATATTTACTTCTGTAGCTTGGTGACATAGTGCAGGTGCTTTGCCAAGCGGAATACTAAACTGTGCTGAGATTCCATAATTAACATTAAAATTATCTTTTTCAAATCTAGGTATTTCTTGAACGTACTTAATAGCACCTGTATCTTCATCGTAAATATTTTGTCTGGTAACGTCTTGTCTCGGTAAGTTGAATGTATGAGAGTCGGTTACATAGGGAGTGATTGTAAGGCTAGGGGAAGAACAAACAATACCTTGCGACATCCTAAACTGAGGGCTGCTATTCGGCAAAATTTGCTGGGCATTGTTATTAATCGTCCCAACGGCTTGGCTACTCGGACTACTGACCGTTGTATTAGCTAGAACTTTTGTAGGGCAAAGTATAAGAGCTATTGCCCAAAGGTAGTTTCTACGGTGGTTGTTGTAGTTGTATTTATGGTGCGATTTATTGTGGTTATTGTGTCTAATCCGGGAGAAATTACTGACTCTACAAGAGAAAAGGGCTGTGAAGAATTTACTATTTTCCATCTAGGCACTCCTTCCAGCGTAGGACTTGTGTATGAGAAGTTAATCCCATTGGCTGTCTGTGTAGCTTCTGCGGTGGGAATTGAGTTGATATATCCATTAACGTCTGCACTCTCTATGTTCGTGCCTGAGACGCTTAGAGAGTACCCTGTGCGGTATTGATGACTTGTTATTGATTCCGTTATTACTGATTGCGAAGTGCTGTTTGTTGTGGAACTTCCTGTTCTGAACGTGGGAACTACTGGATTTGCAAAGATTTTGACAGGAAATAATATTATTAATAGCAGCCAAAATTTAGTCAATTGTTATTTGTACAGTAGTAGATCCAATGCAACTAGAACCAGATCCAAATGCACCACTACAAGTATGGACTCCTGATGAAAGAGAAGTCATTGCTCCACTACCAAGAGTACCTCCACTACCTACAGTTGTTTGTCCTGATAAATGAGGTAGTGCTGCTATGCCTGACGATGGTGTAACAGCAGATGGAGTGGCATCACCTATAGTTACCGCTTCAGTTAATGAAAATGCACTCCCTGCTGTTGTAATAGCTTTGTCAGTCTGAATTAAAGCTGGCACACCTGCGGTCAAACTTGAGACATTAAGTCCTCCAATTGCACCAGAGGTAGTGCTACCACCAGAAGTTACAGAGGGAGTTATGTTATTACCTGATATTGAATATGTCGTGCCTAATTTATTGGTAACAGAATACGGCATATCTACCGAGATCTGGGCAGATGTCGTAAATTTTTGCGTTATGTCTGCTAGTGCTACAGAAGGACTAAACAGTAACAGTAATGCTAATAGTTTTTTCATGTTTTTGGTTTAGTAGAATCAACTTTAACAACGTCTGGTTTTGACGTTATAAGCTCGATTGGTTGACGAATTATAATGGTTGAAGTGCCACCACCAGAGTCACCAATCACACCGTTTTCATTTTCTTTCTTTTTCTTTTTTGCTCCCTGTGCTGCATTAACACTTATACCTAATCCACCTAGACTATTACCGAGAAGCCCTGCTGCGAAGGTCGAATCCACACGAGGTTGGTCTGGTATGTCTACACCAAATAATTTATTAGGAAGTTTTACATATCCAAGAGACAAAACTAATAAACACCAAGTTAAAATAAATCCTTGAGCAACAGTAGAAACTAAAAAAGTAATTTTTTCCTGATAATCAGGTTTATCATCTTCTAGTTGTTTATTTTTTTCTACTAATTTGTCAGCCATAACAACGATTTATTAGTAATACTATATGTAATTACCTAGATACGCAAATGCCTGAGATATATGCAGCACTTGTAGGTGCTTGTGTTACAGCAGTAGCAGTAACAATATCTAATATGTCTAACAAAAGAGAGCGGGATATACGGGATATCTACTATCGACTTAATAAGCTGAGTGAATCTGTCAGTAGGTTGGAAGGACAGATTAAATAATATTTGCTATGTTTGGAAAAACTAACAAACTATGTACAAAATACTGAAGCCTATACTATTACGCTTTTTATCCACGACAGGGTGTAAACGTTTGGTAATAGATTTATGTCGTGCATTTGTAAAGCAGACCTCGAATACATTGGACGATAAAGCAGTAGATCTGTTGGAGCAAAATTTGTTTCCAAAATTAAATTGATGGAAAAAGAAACTTTTTTAAATATAGAAATAGAACCTGCACCTGTAGAGTTGCAACTGTCAGTTGAAATGCGTTGCAGAGAAATTATGAAAAGCAATGATACAGATAATATAAAAAGATATTGCACACATCTTATAAGGCATCAAATGAAACAAGATGTTTTTTTAGCAGGGTTGTTAGGAAGAATTGTAGAATTAGAAGCTAAAGAAATTGTAGAAGAAAGAAAAACAGAAAGATTAAAAAGTAAAAGATTAGAACGTAAATCTATTGACAGAATTAAAAAATTCTTTCATATTTAAAAAGACATTTATGGAGATTACCATGCCTAGAGGTAAGGGTACTTACGGAACTACAAAAGGTAGACCACCAAAGAAAAAGTAAATTTTTTTCCCCATCACAATAAGACCCTAGATTGATTAATGGTTCGTGTCAGTCTAGGGTTTTATATTGCCCACCTAAAAAGGTATTTCATCGTTTGGTACTTTGTTATAACTTTGTAAGTCATCATTGCCTTTATACGTTGGTGTATTAGGGTTTGGTTTTCCGGGTTGGTAATTATTATCTGCATCAAAAATAGTTACCATTACTGCTGATGGATTTGGTTTGTTACCAAAGTCAGGTAAACCTGCTAAATTAACCCATCTATCTATAAGCATATATTGTTTGCCTTCGTCATTCTCCATAATGACTCCAATGTTTTGCCAGTTTGCTTTTTTAACTCCGTCTTTCATATATTCTCGTGTCTTGACTGCTAGGTTTTTTACTTTTTTTGCCATAAGGAATCTCCTGTAGTATGCGTATGCGGACAAAACCACCTAAGTAATCTTGATCCATTGTTGAAATCACAGTATTAAACCGCTTATCATTTATTTTAAGTGCATCTGCCAAACCATCAATACCTGACTTCATTCTTGCTACTAGATTGTCACGATCATAATTTCGTCTGTCTGGTGGTATAAAAGTCATTTCTAAAACTAATCTTTCTGGTATATTTTCAGTTACTTTTTTAAATTTTTTAAGCTGTTCTTTAGCTACGCTATTACATTTTTGTCGGTATTGTTTTTTGGCCGAAGCCAGTTTTGCCCAATGCAATCTTTTGTTTGGCGATAGATCAGATGGTGGCCAACCTAATACAACTTCAATCATTTTTTAGTATCTCCCATTCTATTTTTGATTTACTGCCCATTAAATTTGTTGCCATTTTAAATTTATCAAAATCTACAAGCACTCCTTTTTTAGGCCATTTTGGTTTTTTACCTTCACCACTTCCTATCCAACAACAACCTGCTGTTATAACTTCTTGCAAATCAAAATATTCTTGTTGTGTACAAATTATTTTCATTGTTCTAACCTCCTTATCTCTTCCGTAATACGGTCATAATTTATTTTAAAATAGTTTTCATCTAAATTTTCAAACCAATATTGCCTGTCGAGTTCTGCAAGTGTGCATTTGTATTTTGCAATTTTTAAAATAGTAGATTCATCCATTTGTTTTGCTCCATAATTTAATTAATAACTCTAATTCACGGATGCGTGATTTAGCTGCATTAATTTTTTGTTCTGTTGTCATTAAAATAAAACTCCTTGTGTTGCACATTGGTAACTTGCATCATATTTTTTATTGTTACCTTTTGGATATGGCTCTATGCCATAAGCTAAATTTTTAATCATTTCTTTTTTTTCTTTTTTATTACCTATTAAATAAAAATATCTATGCTTTCTAGGTCTATCAATAAAATAAAATTTATTTGGATTATCTCTTCTTTCTTGTAATGTAAAATTTTTACAAACATTTTTACTATGTATATTACTTCCATACATTCTCCATTCTTTATGAACATCAGAAAGTCCTGTATATATCCAGTTTGTAGCTTGATAAATATATCCATTATGTCCTTGCGATGTATCTGCATAGGAAACAATTACTTTTGGTTTTTGCAAAAATTTTATTGACTGACTTACAAAAAAACTTAAAACATTTTTTCCTAAATTATCATTTACACATAATCTATTTAACTCTAAAAAAATATCTTGATATTTGCCTTTAAATGCACCTACTATTAAAGATCTAGATACAGGAAAACCAAAGCTAACAACACCCTGTAAAACTTTATTAATATCATATAAACCAAAACAATAAACAATATTTGGAATACGTTTTGCATAATGTTTTTTTAAAAACCATTCGTGGCATTCATAATTATTTATTTTTTTTACTGAATAATTTTTATGTATACTCATGTATTTTTCCTGTAAGAATCCCAATCAAAACCAATCATTTTACCTCCGTCTTCACGCAACCTATCGGTTACACGTTCACCAAGGTAATCTGCTAATTGTTCTCGTGGAATATTTGATAATAAAATTGATGGTTTTCTATTTTCATAGCGTGTATTTAGCACATCAAACAATACTTGTTTTTCAAACTCTGACCCAAACTGCACTCCCACCTCATCCAGTATTAATAAATCAGGTGATGCATAAACTTCAACTACTTGGCTTTCAGTTTCGTCTTTTGTATGCCAGCTATCTTTTACTCTACGAATAAGACGTTGGACGGTGACAAATAATGGTGACCGTTTTTGTTGCATGACTGCTAACGCAATGCCTATTGCCAAATGGGTTTTACCAGTTCCTGGTTTGCCAACAAAGATTGCACAACGTCCTGTTTGTAATACGTTATCAAAATTTTCTGCGTATTCTTTTGCAAAAGCTAATGCCTTTTTTTGACCAGTTGTTTTTGCCTTATAACTTTCTAATGTTCTATCTTTGAATCTTTCTGGTATTGATGCACTACCTATTTTTGCAATCCACCTACGTTGATCACGTTCTATCTCTGCTTGTTTATCACGTTCTATTTGTTCTTTTGCCTCCTTATCTCGCCTTATACCCATGCAATATGGGCATTCGCTCCAATGCTCACCCATAAAGTTTGTTGAAGTATATGCACCATGCTCAGAACAATTACGTTCTTCCGTTGGTCTATCTTTTATTAATTTATTCAAAATCATATTTCTTGTACCCCATCACCATAGTTGGTAGTAGCAAAAGATTTTTGTTCTTTTGTTATCCAATCGCTTTTAAAACTTTGCCATCCTCTTGCTTGGCACATAATCAAAGCATCCTCCAAACTAATCGTAGTTTTTTTAACTTCATTCTTTATACCCTTTAATGCAGTTTCTGTTAACGGTGCTTTTTTATTTCTTCTGTGTATTAAAAAATCATCCCATGTTTTCTTACTTACATTACGAGGACGTTTTATTTTTATATTATATATTTCTTGTTTATTGTTTATTGGTTTATGGTTCTTGTTTATTGGTTCTTGTTTATTGGTTGGTTGCGGTATACTTGAAGTACCCTTCAACCGTGCTAAAGCAGATGCTTTGCCACCTCTAGATGATGCCAATATCTTTTGTTTATATTTTTGTATTTCTTCATCTGCTCGTGGATTAATCCACCCTTTACCCTTTTCTAAAACAAAAAATTCTTTTAATACTTGTTTTACATCAGGCAAATGTTCACGCATTCTAATAAGCTTTGCCACTTGTTCTGGATCTTCTGGCAATGGTCGCTCGTGCAGATAATAATTATCTAAACACCTACGATATGCCAGATCTTCCATCTCCCATAAATGCAAAGTATGACTCATGTAATCACTAATGTTGTAGGAGTAATAATGCATTACTCCTCCTTGCGATAGTTATTTAAAACTTCTTCCTTGGCCTGTTCTGCACTTGCATCATCCATACCAATTGATTCTCTTAATCTTGATAGTGAATCTTTTGGTTCTGTTGATTGCCTTGCATTAGGTGTAATGTCTACCATGTTATCTTCTTCTATTCTGACAACAGAATTAATGGCATCATTTTTTGGTAGTCGTTTTGCAATACGATGAATAACAGTTTTCTTTGCCATCTGGTCAAACCATTTAACCCAAGGACTATGTGGTGATGATGCACCTTTTGCTTGTTGTTTGCATTTATTTACATCATCCATATTCATAATTTCAATGTACTCTCCATCGTTTGCAGTTTGTACATAACAGTAAACGCATATACGATTACCTCTATCGCCAACTAATAATGGAATATGTTTAACATGAGGATTACTTCCTAATTCATATTCAAAGCAATCATTTTCGTATACAACTTCAGCAGAAATAGTTTTAATTAATCCACTATTATGCATTAACTTAATAACTCCTTCGACCATAGGTAAATAATTAACCTGATTGCCATACAAAACTGCTGATGCTTCTTTGCCATCCAAATACAAACCATCTTGTGCTGACTTCATAAAGGTTTGCATTAAACTTGTCTTGTCTGCCTGTAATAACTTTGGATTTTTATTTAACGTTAACTTTGCAACGCTAATAAATTTATTTACATCCATTTGCCTTGGCAAAGCTTCAGTAAATTTGTCTGCCATTTTTTCTAGTGTGCCTTGCATGGCTACAAGTGGTGAGATGGATTGTGTCATTAGCTAAGTCCTTTAGGTGAATTGAAACGGAACATTCTGTATCCTTTGCGTGGATTCTGGTATGTGCCAACCATGTCTTGAGTTATCAGTTTGCCTTTATTTGGTTTAGACATACCGCAACTGATTGTTCCATTTACGGAAATAATCTTTGATGCATTTTGACTCATATCTAAAATTTGTGCCTTAATTGCATCTCTTGTTTTGCTTAGTGAAGCATATTCTCTGTTGACTAAGTTGTATTCATCAATCAACTTATCCATATCTTCATCAGCATTAAGAATTAAACTTGCGTCTGCTTGGTTACATAAATTTTTCATTATGTACTGTGCGTCTTTGGTGTAATCAGGGTTTGGTTCTGTACCAGATTGTATTTTCTCCCAAAAATTTTTTACTTTCTCTGTTAAAAGTTTGCCAATCTCTGGATCTCTTTTACTTTTGACTACCTTCATGGTGTTACCACCAACAAGAGCAACAATATAACCCACGTTGTAACCAGTAATTTCTAGTTGGTGTTGGAGTTGCAAAGCAATATGCTCTGGTGGTTCTATGTTGTACTCGTCATGCTCTATCCAGTTCTTGCGATATGCCAAGCCATCCACATTTTTTATCTCAAGAATCATAGGTTCTTTTTCACTTACAATTTTGTAATCAAAAGAACTGCCCATCCTTGTTTCTGGATTACGCATATAAACATCAAATTGCTCAACCTTAAATTTGTTGCGGTCTGCAAATTCTAAAGCAATAGAATCTTCCAAGCGTCTGCCCCACGCCATGCGCTCATTATCACTTATAGCAACTACCACCTTATCTTTTTTCTGGTGGTAGAGTTCAAACTCAGTTTGGTATGGGTTGAGATTAAACAATGCTGATACCTCAGTAGAGGTGACATCAAGCAAACGGTTTTCTAACCATGATTGCTTGTCGGTAATTGGATACGATTTTGTGTTCATTACTTGTTAACTCCTAAAATAAATTCAATTCTTTGTTTGCATAGTTTTACCTGATTTTTAGTAATTCTTGGTGCAAACAAAGTAGCCATGTCTTCGCATTCTTTTTGCAATGTTTTATCTTTTGTTGTTATGGCTAAAACCAACGCTTGATAATAGCCTTTTACAAAATCTGAGTTTGTGTCTGCAAAAGCTTTTTTTTCAA